GAAGCTTGAGTACAAAAATAGCTAATATTTTCAAACAAAATGTTGATAAATGAAAAAGATTTATACGATAATTTACGTTTAGCTAACCAATCAGCTAATCCCATAACCCCAACTCCAATCGTTCGATATTTATCATTATGTTCTTTAGCCTCGCCAATTGGGGGACAAGTGAGGTCGATAGTATTGTCAAGCATCCTGACAGCAAGATGACACATTTCTGATAAATTAGTAGGAGTGTCAATGTTAGCAAGATTAAGACTAACTAAATTACAGCAATGGGCTGTTTTACCCGGTGTGACATTAGAAAAGCTCTCACAGCACAAATTAACTTGAGGGATGTACCCATCATGTTTATTAGGATTAGCGCGATTGATAGTATCTTTGAAGGCAAGATAGGGCATACCTGTCTCAATTTGAGGGCGCATAACATCTTTAAATAACTCCCTAGCATTAACCTTTTTGTAGAGAGTAATTTTTGTTCCTAGACTATCTTCAATTAATTCATAAGCCTCTTCAAATTTGTCCCCCCATAGCTCTGCTAATTCTATCCCTAGTTTTATCCGAACTTCATAAGGATCAACTAATGTCCACTCGGCTTTATTTATTACCCGACGCATAAATTCATCGGTGATAACTAATTGGGGAAAAATATCATAAGCTTTGCGTCTTTGATCACCGTTTTCTGTTTGCATTTCCAGAAATTCTGGCACATCTAAATGCCAGATGTCAACACCGATAGTTACTGCCCCGGCGCGTTTTCCCCCCTGATTTACTGCAATAGCTGTATCGTTGAGTAATTTAATCCAAGGAATAATCCCACCAGAAGCGTTAGCTTTCCCCATAACCGAGCTACCAGTGGCACGGATTCTACTCACATTCACCCCGACACCGCCACCATTCTTGGAGATGCGAGCAGTATTAGTAATCTCGCTAAAAATACTCTCTAGATTGTCTTCCATTGCTACGATGAAGCAACTACTTAAAGAACCATTAGGGGTTCTTAGATTGCCTAAAATTGGAGTAGCTAGAGAGATTTTTCTTTGGGCTATGGCTAGGTAGATTTGACAGGCAAAACTTAATCTATCTTCTGGTTTCTTTTCTACACTGGCAAGTAATAAAGCGCACGTCAAAAAAGCCTCTTGAGGTAATTCACAGTCAAGTAAATATCTTTTTGACAACATGATTGCACCAGCATAGTCAAAGTCTTTATCGTATTCTGGGTATATCCACTCCCCCGCATTTTCTAAGTCTTTTTCGTCATAGATTTCCGTAATTTTTGAATCATAAACACCTCTATCCACTTGCCACTGGACATATTTAGCGTAGTCGGTTCCTTCTAATCTTCTGAAAACCGTGCAAGATAAATAACCGCCAAATTTTCTCTTGATTCTAGTATCCTTCCACAGTCCCCAGACGTGAAGTCTTCCAGCTACATACTTCCAATCAGTCTCTTCTACACAAAACAATTGTGTGGCGACATTGATTAAATTTTCTTGAATTTCCCTAGTGGTAATGCCATCTCGTAATCGAGAAGTTAATCCTGATTCTAAAGCGAGGGGATTTACTTCTAACCCTTCACACGCCCATTCAACTACTCGCCGAATTTTGGTAACGTCTAGGGGACGAGTTTCTCCACTTCTTTGAATTACGTTAATCATTTATTTACTCCTATACTTCAACAATTTTAATACCATTTTTTTCGCCCACCTCAAACAGTTCATCAATCGGATTTTTAAAATCGTGATAACCTTGTGGAATTTTCTGTAACGTGATCGTCTCACCAAACTTTGCAAGCATTGCGGTTTGAGAGTTGATCACGTCCTCAGCTTCGCATTTTTCTATCAATTTGTTTTCTATCCATTCGTCTGCCTTGATAATCTCAGGATGCCATTGATAAATCCACTGCTTACACTCTTCTGCAAATCGCCCCAATTGATGCGTAAACGGCTGATCGTCAGTCATCCATCCTAATACTTCGTATATCTGATCGATGCCGTTACCTTCGCTTGCGTCTCTTGGCTACGTCAGTAATCGCCCGCTAGTGACACTTAGAACTGCTAGTGTTGGGAAATCTTTTTTAGTCATTTATTTACTCCTAGTTTTTGATTTTATTTTTTGATTTTCAAGTTTATCTAGAAACTGTAAAACTTTTAAAGCATCATACAAAACAACGTGCTTGCCTCGTTTATTAATACACAGTAGTTCTCCGATAGGACCGTGACTTACTAGCAATCGAGTTGATTCTGTTTCTAGAGTGATAGTTTTATGTCTGTTAGCAATTCTATCACAGCAAAATTGCTTTAATTCCTTTATTTCCATTTTATTTTAATTAAACACTCCTTTCCATTCGGTTCTTTCCCATTTACCATTTTTTTTAATTATCCAGCTATGAGGTAAAGTTGAACAGAGTTTTGTGTTTGGTTGACGACGAGCTTTTACAGCTTTTTTCCATCTGCGAATAGTAGTTAAGCTAACCTCGTAAATTTCAGCAATCTCTTTGTCAGTGAAAGTCTTACCAGCGTCAATTAATTTAGGGATAACGTGTGAGCGTTTGAAAAATTTTGTCAGCATTTTATCTGTGCATTCCTTCAATATTAGGGCGGCCATTTTCTTCTGATTTTTCGTAAGCCGCTTCTACAGCTTTATCAATCCAAGCATTGATTTGATCATGCCTAATTTCTCCATAATCGGTTTCATCGTAAACTTCATTTTCACTCTTAATTCCTATATTTGAATAAAGTAATAAGAAATTGTATAAATCAATTTCGTTGACCGATTGTATTAACTCTGCAAGAACTTGTTTAGCGTCCATTGTTATTTATCCTGAGTGTAATTTGTTTTTAGTTGAGATGCCCGTTCAATTTCTCTAGCTAGGTAGCCAATGTGAAACGATTGAATACTGGGACAATCGGCAATTATTTGACGGATTAGTTTTAAAGGATTTTTACCTTCCCATTTCCCTACAAATTCACCACTGGGAGTTAGCTGACTAACCGTGATATTATTGCCATCTGTTTCCACTAAAAAGTTACCAGCAGGGTCACTGTAGCCTCGAAACTCTTGACTAATAATTGATTGGTATTGATTGTTAATTAACTGTTCTACATTTTCCCAACAGTCATCGTAAATATGGGCTGATTGACTAATGGTAATCAGTGGACCCATTGATAAATCGTAGTCAGACTGCCTAGCAATTTCATCTCTGATATGACGCTGTAAAGCCCGTAATCCCATTGCATTAGCTGGCCAAGCGGAAAACATATCATTACTTCTAAAGGTAGCTGTTAAAGACAGTTCATTATCTACTACTCTTACCCAGATATGATTGAGACAGGGAGATCCGCTGTGATTATGATCTGAATCGCCTACCGAGCGGCCTCCTCGGTCAATAGAATTTGGTACTATTTCCCACCCGTCAGAATCGAAAAAAAACTCGTTTGATCGGGAAAACTCACTTTTTAAAGCCAAGCTGTAACATCCACTGGTAAGACTTTGGGGGTTGCCACTCCCGCTATCCCAAAGGGACATAACGGCACTAGCTGAGTCATTTTCTTCAATCAATTTGTTGATAACTGCTTTAATCTGGTCTTGACCAAACCAAGAGCGTAATCTTTGACCATAGGTATATTTAACCCCCTCCCTATAATCAGCATCATCAAGTATTTGTGGGATATAGTTCTTTAGATATTCTCTATCTAAAGGTAAGTAATTAGGTTCTGGAAAATAAAAATCTTCTGGTTCATCGGTAACTATCGCCATTAGGTCGATTAATTCTTGCCATTTACCGTCGTAACCAGTAGGTCTGATAGTGCCAGTAGTTTTGATTCTTTGCAGTATTTTTATCCAAGTTTCAGCAATGGTTTTGCCCTCAACCCGATGCCCATAGCGCGGTCCGGGTTTTACTTCTGATGTAGGTTCATTGTAGGGAAAAACCATCGGTTCTGCCCACAAACCAAGGTTTCCTACTTTTACTATTGATTTTATATCTATATCCCGTTCAAGATTTGGTATTAAAATCATAGAATATCGTAATTGATTTAAAACTTCTAAAGGAATATCTATATCGATATATCCTTTTACTAAAGAATCAATTACCCAGCACTCTTTCCCTACATAATTCTTCCCTCTATAAACTCCATTGTCAAAAAAGTCTTTTAGACATTGAACGCTACCAGAATTTTTGTCTTCTTGGGTTAAATCCATTACAACAAGATAACGAACGTGGGGATTAGCTAACAAATTGCGAACCAAAAAGTTAATTCCCCTTGGTGCGCTATAGAGGTTCCCGATCACAGCATAATTAGAGGGATCGAGTTTTGCGGCTACTGACTTAGCAGGAGTCCATCCTGTACAGATAGCAGTATAACCACTGCCTAAAATCAACTGATTGGGCTTGTAGATCGCATTAAACATTGACTTTTCCTTTTTCTTTAATATTGGGTTGCTTCCAAGTTTCTATTTCTTTCAGAAATAAATCAGATTTAGGTTTCCAATTTTCTATTTCTTCTAGAAGCAAGTCCAGTTTTGCGTTGATTTCTTCAAGAGTCATAATTGATTTTACCTCTACTTTGTTCAAGAGATTTTATTTCTGCTAATGTTTTTTTGATTGATTCTTTTTCATTGGCAAGCAATTCTCTTGCTTTTTAAAAAAGAATCAATATTCTTTTGTCAATTTCTGTAATAGTCACAAGTCCCTCTTTATTTGAGAATTGTTTACGAAAAGCAAATATTAGGGATGCTATCAGAAACTTTAACAAATATACGAAAGGTTTAGAGGAGGAGATGCGGGATGGGGTCTAACAAATACATGATGTACCAATCCAGCTAGTTGATAAGTTCCAATGTATTGTCCTTTTTTATCAATCCAATAGGAGTCAGTATAGTAAGTCAAAATATCAAAAATTCTCTTAGGTTCTTCTGTTTCTACTGATGCCCAAAGTGTAGGAATATTATCCTGCAACTGAACGCATAATATCTCTGCGTTTAAAGACATTTCAATCTCGTGACAAGGAGTTGTATCTATAGGGTACTTCCAGATGGTTCTCATTGGTTTTTTGGGTTAGTGTACATTGATCCGATAACTAATAACTGAAATTGTAGTATTACTTTGTTTTTTGCCACAGACTATCACCTAATCCCCATTGATGTTTAAGAAAAGCTTTGTACATATTTTCTCTGACCATCATTTGTTCGTAGAGCTTGATCAGGAAATCCTGCGCTTGCTCCTGACTCATTTTTTCTACCTGAGACTGAAAAGAACGAATATTGAACTGCTGTTCTAAAGAAAGTTCGATAGGTTGAGACATAGCATTACTCCTAAATTAAAATTCAGACTCTTCTTTTTGAGGTTCAAATCTATTATCAAAGTCTTCCAACGTTTGTTTTAGACAATGATAAAAGCCATTAAATTCGTCAAAAGGTTCCCAGTCTTTTTCGTGATGTTTGAGTAGCTTTCTTGCCATTTCTGGTTCAATGGGAACATAGATGTAATCTTCTAGCGTGAATTTATCTTCCATTGTCTAACTCCTTCCAAAAATTGTCAAAACAAATGATTTTCATGTCTAATCTTTTATCGAATAAAGCTTCAAAATCAGGGTTGCCAAATTCTTCTTTTATTCTATCAGAATGTTTGTTAAAAAAAGAAACAGTGTTTTTAATGCTAATAACATCATTAACTTTATCTTGATAATATTGTTCTTTTGACATTCGTTCCCCCAAAATTCGACTTCTTAATTCTGTTAAGTCTTTTTTGATTTTTTCTACAAAAGCAAGTCTAGCTTTAATTCTATCTTCCACCGTCTAACTCCTCCCAAAAATTGTCAAAACAAGTGATTTTCATCTCTAATCTTCTGTCAAATAAATCTTGAAAATTAGGATTATCAATTTCTTTTTTTATTCTATCAGAGTGTTCATGTGAAAAAGAAATAATGTTTCCAACGCTGATAGCATTGTTAGCTTCATCTTGATAATATTGTTCGTAATATTGTTCTTCTTCAGCATCCGACATTAATTCTATTAAGTCTTTTTCAAGGTTTTTTATTAGGTTTTTTATTAGATTTGCATCCATACTATAACACTCCCTTTAGATGATTATCTCTTTTTGATCGCCATTTTTTTCGAGTATTAACCGAGTATCTTTTTCTGTCTGAGATTTAGCGTATAAAGCCATAAACTTTAATCCTTTGCGAATAATTTCAGTCTTTGATAAATTCAACTGCTGAGATATTTCTTCGAGATGTTCTGAGCTTTTCCCACTAAACTCTATTTGAAATTGTTTGATACTCATGTTTTAGCTCTTTTCGATTATCAATTAATATCTTTTTCTACTTGAGTTTTACCTGTCTTAACTGTATTTAATGCTTGTACAGATGCTCTTTGCTTGAAAATGTGGTTCACGCTTGCCCAAAACATCTAGCAATACATCACTGTCGAATAAGACTCGTTTCACCGATACTTCTCCACTAAATAATCAATATACGATTCTTTGGTGTCTTCTGAGCCTAAATCAACAACCCCCACTAAGTTTCTTGTCCAAGAATCAAGATCGCTTAAATCATCTGTTAGGGAATGAGAGTAGGTGATTTTTTGCTTTGTCTTTACTAAAACTTCCCACAGGTCGTTAGTGTAGGCTAGTTCTCTAGCCAGTTTTCTTTGTCTTTCTCTGTAATCTTTTTCCCATGATTTCTGAAATTCATCCCACGCTTTCTCGTCCCATCGTTTTTCGTATATATCATATTCGTATTGATTGTAGTCAAGGTCGTATTGATTGTAGTCAAAGTCGTTCATTTTTTGCCACATTTCTTGTATTGTTTTTCTGAAATAGTTTTGCCTAATTTTCTTTAATTCCTCCCATACGCCATTAAAATTTGGAATAATTAATTGACTGGTTTTTATCCAATTTTTCCAGTTTGCTTGCGTGTACTTTTTTATCGGATTAACTTTGACAATTTCCTGTATAACATTTTTTAGCAGTTTAATGCTTTTAATGTCTGGACATTCTTGAATTTCAAAACCACAGTAGTTACAAAAAACTACATAACTTAATGTGGTTCCCATTTTTACTCCAAGAGATAACGAGGTTTTATGAAGCTTGGATTTGTCCATGATGTACTTCCTTTAGATAACTATTTGGCTTTATAAGTTAACTTCTTTCTAAGAAAAGCCAAGAAACCCATAGAACTACTATCGCAATATTTAACATTTTTCATGTTAAATCTATCAGTAATTGTTTTGACATAATTTTATCTTGTTTCTACAAATTTACCATAACTCAACTATACGCCTTCTTACTTGAATTGTCAAGATAATTTTGATACACTAAGATTAGAAAAATTTATATTAATACAAATGTTCGACACTGTTATTGGAGTTGCGGGGAAATTTTTAGAAAATCCCACGATTAAGGCTAATGCCTCTCTATCCTTTTCTGTAGCTACAGGTTCCAGTATAACTACAGATAGCGTAGGCAATCCGATTATAAGCCCTACAGCGATAGAGTCTGTAGTAATCGCCTGTTGGCTACAGCAGACAAAACCTCCTGTAGCGGAATTACAAGAGGGTAGTTATCTCGATTGTGAATACTTTGAAGGAAGATTGGTAAAGCCTAGAGACTACCCGTTTCCAATCAGGACTACAGGGGAACTGCAAGTAACAATTAATGGCAGAATCGGTCTTGTCAGACAGTTAAATGTGTTTGAGTCTCCGACAAGCCAGCAGCTAGGAATTGCCGCAAAACTAGGACGGAGGATTAAACTTTATGCAAGATTTGATCAAGGTAGTTAAGTATCCTGAAACAATTGCTACGATAACATTGCCGTAGGTGTCAATAGTTTCAGGAGCAAAGAAAGAATGAATCAATCAGGCGAAAACAATTAAAACACAGACAATAGACGGGTCTAATTTAAGATATGGCATTGCTGTTATCATCTTCTATGAAAATTTTCTTTAGAATTGGTTTATCACTAATTGTTAACTTTAATTCATCTTGGTTCCATTTCGTGAATATTGAATCGTATCCATAAATATATTTTAAACTGTCATTGACGATAACTCCTGCCTTTTTTAGTCCGTCATTAACGTATTTTGCGCTACCACAAACATTATCAGGGTCACGCCCAAGGTTTTTAATTCGCCATTCGTAAAGCATCCATACTTTGTCAGGAAAACATGGAATTTTTTGTTCTATAATAAGTTTTTGTATATTAAAATCCCATTCTTTTTTAGTAGTTGCGCTTTTAAACTTGTTTGCGCGGGCTAATCTTATTTGATCATTAAGAGTGGGGGGAAGTGGACAGATAAAAATTGCTCTCATAATCTTGTTGGGCGATACTTTTTAAATATCATTAACAAATCATCAGGAATTGTACCAAGTTGACCAGTCCCATAATTGATTTTTGCCTCTTCAAAAGGTAATTCAACTGACGAAACACCCTTAAAAGAACCCGTATTGCATACCCAATCTAAAACACGACCAAAAGCCGCTTTTATCTCTCTTGTTTGTCGGGTATCTTGAGAGAAAT